ACTTTGATAGATCCGTTAAGGACACCAGCAAGTTTTGTGTTAGTAGGTGCTTCGAAAGAACCTTCTGTTGTTCTAGCGAATGTTGAAGTTGATGCACTTTGTAATATAGTCAATGCTTCTGGAGAAACAACGATGTAGTTACCTGCACCTCTTCTTGTTCTAGCCGCGATTCTGTTCGCCGCTCTGTTAATTTCAATAGCCAATACCGCGTGTCTGTCACCAACGTATGTTTGTGTACCAGTCACTGAGTTAAAGTCTAAAGTTGTACCAGAACCTGCAAGAGTTCTTAGTGAACCGATAATTTCTTGGTCGATTTCAACTACGATTTCTTGTGCAAGTGCCTGCATAATTTCTGCTTCAACATCAAGACCATGCATAGATTCGGCATCTTGAGCTGACTCAAATGTCCATCTAGCACTTAAACGTCTTGTTTTTGCTTCAACAGTTTGCTTTAAGATTTGGATGCTTAGTTTCTTACCAGCAGTTCCTTCTGAAGCCGCTGTTGCATCTGGTGAACCAGAATAAGCATTTGCAATCTTAAATGGTGAAAGTGCTTCATCACCAGGATTAACACCTGTTGCACTCTCGGCATACCTTGTTCTCAAAGTATGTATTTGTCCTACTGGACCAGTCATTGGCTGAACACCAACTAATTCGTTAGCAATAACTGAAGGCATAACCCTTCTAATTAAAGGTAACATTACTTTGTTTAATGTAGCAACGTTGCCAGCCTGAGTAGCACCACTAGATGCTGATTCTTGAAGATGTTTTTTAGTATTTTCAAGAACAACGTCTAATGAACTTTTTCTTGAACCGTTAAGTCCTTCTAAAAGTGCGTCCTTGGTTGCTGACCAATTGCTTTCAAATAATTCTGCCATTTCTTATCTCCTAATTTGAAAGTCCGGCTAATTTACGGATAGCATCAATTTCGACGATATCCTGTCCATCTTCAGTTGAAGGCTGAACATCTTTGTCACCAGTGTGTTCTGATGTCACTGATTCCGTTAATGGTTTACGATCCTCTTTAGGTGCTTCGCCGTCTAAAACACTTGGCAAGTATTTGTTAAATTGCTTTTCAAGGTTTTCTGTTTTAACACTTTCAAGAAGGTCAACCATAATTTCTTTTTTTGCTTTTGCTAAAGGTTTAAGCAAAGTGTCAAGTGCTTCTTTACGAGCATACTTGTCTTCTGCTATTCTCAACTTGCTTTCTGTAAGTTTAGTTGCTTCTGCTTTCGCTTCTACTTCTGCTTTACTTTCTGCAAGTTCTCTTTTAACATCAGCGATTTGTTTCTCTAATTCTTTAACATCTGAACTTTCATTCAAGTAACTTGAACGATATTCATTTGCAAAAGATTCGAATATTCTTCGACCAAAGTCATTTTCTCTGGCGGCTGTGATGTCATCTTTAAACTGTTGTACGTTGTCAGACACAACTCTATTAACAACAGCCTCGACTTTATCAGCGGCACGTTTAATGAAATCTGCTTTAGATTCAGCAAGTTGTTTCTTACCTTCTCTAACCATTTTCACTTTTTGCTCAACTAATGCTTGTTTATCCTCGTGGAATTCTTTAATCTCTCCAGCAAGTGATTCAACAACAAAGTTATCAAGTTTTTCAACATGTGATTGAACGTTAGTTCTATCTGCTCTTAACTCTTTAACTTCTTTAGCAAGTTGTTCAGCAACAAAACCTTCCAGTTTCTTTGCGTGTTCACTGACAGCCTTTTTGTAAGCAACTCTTTCTTCAGCAACTTTGGCTTTATCTTCAGCAAGTTCTTGCATTTCTGCTTCGATTCTTTCTTTGATAAATCCGTCAACTGCTTCAACAATTAAGCCTTTGTCATGCTCATATCTTTGAGCAAACTCTTCTCTTAATTCTGCTGTGAGTTCCTCACGGGCTTCGGCAAGACGACTTTCCCAGGCCTCAACGATTTGACCTTGTGATTCTTCGGTCAATTCGGTAGACTTGATAAGGTCTTCAAATTTTTCTGCCATAGTAGTCTCCTACCTCAATTTTAATTCATTGATAAAATCAATGATACTTTTATCTAGGTGCTTTTTTGCCCCTAAGGTTTTATCGTGTGTATAGTCTTTGGCAATATCATGTATCATGCTACCGCCTCTCATGTTAAACAAAGACTCATAAATGGTCTTTGGATAGGCATCTGGGGCCGAAGGTTGAGCAACAATATCTACAGTAACAATATCAAAATCAGACACACGACCTGATTCATTTACGTTACCACTTCCTCTACTGCTGACACCTAATTTTGCTCCTGCTTTTAATAAAGCCCTTGCAATATTCCCCATTGGTGTGTCTATTACTTTAAGTTTACCCATTCCGTTTGCGCCATTACACATCATTTCTGTTATGATATGACTCACACGGTCTAAGTTAATTTGTAACTCTTCTGGATGGTCTAATTCGCCCATCACAGTTTCACCTTTGTTGAGTCTTTCTGTAACGTTGTCAACGGCACGTGATATTTCATCCTTTGGATATACTCTTCCATTCTGGTTCTTTACATCACCTTGAATGAATAATCCTTGCATGTATAAGTCTTTACCATCGTTAGATTCCATTAATTGGATCTGACTTTGTTCAGGACTCATGTATTCATATAACTTACGCACCGTTTAACTCCGTTAAAATCTTTTTCAAGCCTTACTTAATCTCGTCTGAGTTATTTACTGCTTGAGGGTCAACTTTAAGATTGCTTGATCCACCTGAATCTTTTGGTGAGTTAGGGTTACCTTTCTCACTTGCGTTACCGTCTCCGCCGTCATTAACTTTAACTGGTTCGCCTTGTCCATGTGGGCTCATTACTTTACTCGGGCCACCTTTTGCTGTACCTGAATCATTGTTGTCTGCCGCGCCACCTTTAAGTGGTTCTTTAGCACCCATATCAGCGACTTTGTCACTCATTTGAGTTGCTTCTTCAACAACATCTTCGTCATCTTCTTCGACAACTTCTTCATCTAGGTCATACTCAACGGATTCTTCTTCCATTTCTGCGTCCATGTCCATGTCGTCTCCGCCCATGTCCATCATGTCTGCATCCATTTCTGCTTCTTCACCGTCTTCGCCTTCTTCGCCGTCATCTTCTTTATCAAGAAGTTTTTCGAATTCAGCTCTTAGGTCTTCGAGTTCAGATTCAAGTTCATCAACTTTATCTTCAATCTCGCCGTCTTCCATTTCCTCGCCGATTTCATCAGATTCGATGTCTTCATCCGCTTCTTCAACGTCTGAGACAAAGTCTGCTTCTGGATCTGCTTGGTCAATTTCTTCTTCTACTGCTTCATCTTCAGATTCAACTGATTCGTCCATGTCCTCATCGTCTTTTTTCTTAGACTTCTTAGGTTTCATTTCCTCTTCAATCTCTTCTTCGCTGTCTACTGCTTCTGCAACAGTTTCATCTGTTGAGACTTCAGCATCATCTAAGATACGTTCGTATTCCTTACGAGCAGTTTCAACAACGTATTCGTGAAGCAACTCTTCGGCACGTTCGTTATCTTCAGCAAGTAAGAATTCTAGTACTTGTTCTAGTTTACTTTTGCTTTCTGACATTATGTGCTCCTATAAATTAATTAAATTCATATTAATAAACTACCCTCCGCGATTGTGGATTGTAGTTATGTCGTATTTGTACTTATATATAACTGTGTTTTATAGACAAAAAGGGCCTATTTTGATGTCGTTTTTGTCAAAATAGTGTGAAATGAGTGTTTTTGGTATCTGTTTGTACCATTCTATGCAAATATTTATCAATTACTGATAATTTAAAAAATAGTATTTAAAGTGCTGGTCCACTATCCTCGCCACCTGCTTTTGAGTACATCAAACTTGCAAGTTTTCTACGTTCTAGATTTTCAGACTTTTTAAGTTCTCTATATTTTCTTAATTTGCTAAGAGCCTCTAGTGTAAGTTTAGCCTTACGAGTATCGTCCAATTTACGAGTGGCTTCTCTATCTTTTTCTGGATTGTAAAATTCGTCCAATCTCATTATATTTGCTCTCCTGCATCAGTACCTGGTCCAATTGGAGTAACATCTGGTGCTGTAACATCATCTGTTGGTTCAACTGGAATATCGTCTACTGGTGCATCTAAATCTAAATCTGCACTAGGTCCTGGTCTGATTCCTACGTTTCTTAAGCCAATGTCTCCCACGTTTCCGGAAACTTCGCTTTCATTGTATTTATTTTCTTCTTTCCAATATTCTTCATTCTCTTTCATTTCTTCTTGTGTCAATCCTAAATACTTTTGCATTTTAAATTGTTGCGACAAGTAAGGTACTGCTTCTAATGAAGTAAACAATGTTGCTCGTTGAGTGTTTAAATCTAAATCTCTGTAACTGCTGAAGTTTTGTGGTGGAGCAAATTCAACATGGAATGTGCTGTTATCCATTTCCACACCTTTGTATGCTAGATACATTTTAAACTCTCTATCTAAATTCCTAATAATCTGACGTTGTAGTCTTTCACAATATTTTGCAAATTGGAATTCTTGTATAAAAGCAACTCCCACTTTACCATCGTTGTATTGTGCTGTTCCATCGTCTGGTCCTGTTGGCAAATAAGAACTAGGAACTCTTAAACCTCTTAACAGTTTGTTGTTAAAGTATTTAAGGTCATCTATTTGTCCTAAGTTTTCACCGCCTGGTAGTGTGTCAACTTTACTACCTCTACCATCTGCCGTTTGTGCAAAGAAGTAATCTTCTAACATACTCATTGGATTGTATGCCGCATCGGCTACGTTACCACCATCTTTGTTTTTGTTTGGTACACGTTTTTGTTGCACTTCATATTTTACTCTTTCCAAATATTGTTGTGCTTTGTGTGGTGGCATATTACCAACGTCAATAAAGAACACACGTCTTTCAGGTGCTCTGTGTACTCTATAAATGATTATAGAGTCTTCTAATAATTCTTTTTGTTTGAATACTTTGAATACAGGTTCTAATATACTGATACCAAAGGGCCAGTTATGATCCATGCCTTCAGTTAAACTTAAATGTACAACGTGTTGTGCATCAACAGGAGTACCATAATTAGTTCCTTGGTCTCCTAAGTTTTGCGTACTGTAATTACTAACACTTGTTCCAACATTTCTGCCTGTCATCATACCTGCACCAGCACCATAGGGTCTACTATGTAATGCTGAGGCACTAGTTGCCGCAAGTTGTTCAAAGTTTGCTTCTAAGTTTTTGATAAAGTAAGTTTCAATTTTCTTACCTTCACTTTCATTTACAACAACCTTTTCAACATTAGCAGGATCAGTCCAATACAATTTGTAAGTTTCTGGGTCTCTAACAAAGAATTGGTCTCCATACTTTAATGTGCTTCTTATCATTTTAAACACACGTCTGTTTAAGTCATTTAAGTTACACCATTGTTCCATAGTCTTGTTGAGAATTTTCATCTCAGTTGCACTAGGGTCTTCGTGGAATTTAAAAACAAACGGTTGTTCAGATGAATCGTCCTCTTGTGAACAAAACTCTGCAATTATATCTAATGCGGCATTAATTTCCAAATCGTTGTCCATTTGGTCATATTGAATATAACGCATTAACCTATTTGGTGAACCAGCATATACTTCTGGTAACCAACTACTAAATCTAGCATTGGCAAAGTTTCCAGTAGACTGGTCTCCAGTAACATTACTAGGTAGCCCTGCGTTGCTATTATTAAAGTATTTTCTCCAAGTTGCCATAAAATCTCTCTTTATATGCGTATATTTATCACTTTTTAGATTTTATGTTAGGAAATTATTGGACGATTAAAAATCCATTTCTTCAGTTGCGGAAATTTGTCTCTTAGAAAGTTTATTGTTTTCTGCTTGTAATCTTACTAATTCTGCTAACAGAGCCGCAGTATCAGTTTCTGGAGTGTCGGGTTTAGGTGGACCCATGTCATTAGCCTTCGGAGGAGTACCTGCTAGGTCATTTAGGTCATCATCAGTCATATAGTTTGCAGACATTGTAACAGGAACTGCTGATTGGTCAACTTGCGTTGGAGCAGTTGGCATAGTTGCTTGACCGCCTACATTAGGTTTAACTGGTGTTTGTCCAGCACCACCGCCACCAAAGAAGTCTTTTACTTGATTCGCAACATCTTTTATTTTGTCAAAGAATGATGTTTCTTTTGGAACACCTGCTTCTAATCTTGCCAATGCGGCAGTTAATGTGTCTATGCTTGAAGCAAATTTTATAACACCGCCTGACATATCGTCCATGTTATCAAACATGTCAATTACATTTTTAGATTCTGCAAGTCCTTTGAATCCTTCTCCTAGTAAAAATATACCTGTAACGTCAACACCTTGGAGTCCTTTGGCAAAGTCAATAACTTTTTCCATTGGCGATTTAGCACCAAACAGTTTACCAATACCTTCCATTAATCCTGCAATCAACGAACCACCGGTCATAACTGCCAAGCCGGCTCCAATAGCCGCCAGACCTGCACCAACTTTAATTAAGTTACCGCCATCTACCATACTCATTAATACCATATTGGGAACAAACATATCAAATGCTTTTGCGGCTATCATAGCCGCCACTGCGAATGGAATCAGTGCGGCACCCAATACACCAATTGCTACTGCACCTGCCATCACAAATCCTACAATAGGCGGCATACCAATTAGA